GGAAAGGAGAGGCCGAACATTTTATTCGAATGATGGCCGGCTATCAAGTCGAAGTCGAGAAGATCCAGTCTGACAAGATAACATCCTCGAGAGCTGCGTCCGCTCAGGTCGAAGCTGGGAACGTGAAAGTCTTATCAACTTGTCGCAACAAGTCCGAACTCTATGATGAGCTCCAGAACTTTCCTCTCGCGAAACACGATGACATCGTCGATGGATTCACGTCCGCGTTTAACTTCCTGACTCTCGAAGCCGCTGGACAGTGGGGCGATTCAGAGGGAGAATCAGAAGAGAATAATAACTTAATAAGCGATTTAAACTGGTGAGGATAACATGGGAATAATGGACAAACTATTCGGCCGAGAAGAACAGACTGGCCCAGTTCCGACAGTACAGGTCGGAAAGAAAGAAGTGTCAATCGTCGAGATCGGATCGACCGGGACTGAGATCTTCGCTGGATATATTCAGGAAGAATACCTCAGAGAACTCCAGGGGAAAGACGCCGCCGATATTTATGACAAGATGAGAAGATCGGATCCAAAGATCAAGATGATTCTCTCGGCCATGAAGAACCCGATCAAGTCCGCTTCATGGGAGATCGTGACCACTGGAGACCAGGACACTCCAGAGAGTGACAGACAGAAGGCGCTCATCGAGCACATATTATTTAATGATCTCGGAGGAAAGACCTGGAGATCGTTTCTTCATGAAGCTCTTTCCATGATCGAGTTCGGTTACTCAGTTTTTGAGAAGACCTATCGTCCAGTCATGGGCCATTCGAAGTTCGGATCTTACAACGGACTCAAGTCACTATCATTCAGATCCCAGAGAACCATCGAACGATGGAACCTGGACAAGGCCGGGGCGCTGACAAGCGTCAGTCAATATGCTTATGGCGACAGTCAAAAAGTCGTTGAAATCCCGGCCTCCTTTTTAATGCACTTCGCTCTTGAGATGGAAGGGACAAACTTCGAAGGCGTCTCAATGCTTCGGCCTTGCTATGGCCCGTGGCTTCGGAAGAATCAGTTCTTAAAACTGATCGCGGCCGGTGTCGAGAAGTACGCGATCCCGATTCCAGTTCTCGAGATTCCTTCGGGAGAAGAGAACTCTCCTCAATATAAGAAAGCGATCGAAGCTTTGAGGAAGTACGTCTCACATCAATGTAACTATTTAACGAAGCCAAAGGGATGGGATCTAACACTCACGACGAATCCGTTCGACGCTTCGAAGATCCGCGAAGTGATCAACGCTGAGAACGTCGAGATGGTTAACGCCGTTCTCGCGAACTTCCTAGAACTCGGACAGTCTGGATCAGGATCTTATTCTCTGAGCTTCGACCTTTCCGACTTCTTCCTGGGAGGTCTTGAATATATCGCCGACCAGATCTCTGAGACGATCAACGCTCAACTTATTCCGGAACTCATCGCGATGAACTTCGGAGGAGAGACACTTGTCAAGCTTCAGTGTTCAGGAATAACGGACAGAGCTGGAGAAGAACTTTCGAAAGTGATTCTTAACTTGACTCAGTCGGGACTTTTAACTCCGGACGAAAGACTCGAAGAATCTTTGAGAAAGAGATTCGGACTTCCAGCTCAGGAAGTGTCAACGTCGAGAGAAGCTCCAGTAACTCCAGGAGCTCAAGTTCCAGGAGTTCCTAGTCAGGCTCCAGACGCGACTCCTCAAGTGGCGGACGTCTCAATGAATGGAGCTCAAGTGGCATCGATGATTCAAGTCGTGACAAGTTATAAAACGAAAGTCTTGGATAGGACCGCGGCCCTTGAGATCCTCATGACCGCTTTCCCTCTCGATCTTCCAACGGCCGAGAAGATCCTGGGAGAAGAGATAGCTCCAGGAGATTCAGTTCCTTCGGCGTTAGACCAGGGAAAGACTTTGGCCTTCGCTGAGACAATCGAAGGCGAAGGCGTCGAGAAGGATCCAGTCGTGACAACAATCAACAACGGATCCGAGAAGATCTCTTCGACAATCAAGGAAGGACTCAAGTCCATCTCTGAAGACATGAAGAAGAAAGTCCTGGAGCAATGGGAGAAGGGAGACGCTGAGAAGTTTAATCTCCCGGATCTGACAGTGGTCCCAGGAATCGAAGAATATCAGAAGAAGATCCAGGAGGATCTCACTGGGACTTATAACTCAGGGATGGAACAGGTCTCGAAAGAGATCCCAGGAAAGACGATCAAGTTCGCGGAGGATATTAAAAAGATCGCGGCCGCACGATTGACAGCGGACGTCTCGAACTTGACGGACGTTCAGATCGCGGATCTCGCGAAGACGATCTCTCTGACTTATGGCCAGAACATCGCCGCCGCTCAGACCGCTGAAGAACTCGCGTCGATCCTGGACGAAGCGATCCTGAAGTTCATTGACGGGCCAGTCGCAAAAACAGGCGCGGACATTATCGCATCAAAGACGATCAACGATTCACGTCGAGACTTCTTCAAAGAGAACACGGAAGAAGTCGTCTCCTATACATGGGTTAACGGAGATCCGGTCTCTGAGATCTGTCAATGGCTTGATGGACAAACACTTCCGGCCGATCATCCCGACGTCGATCGCTTCTGGCCTCCACTTCATCATAACTGTAAGACTTACGTCGTTGCGAATACTGGAACAACGAAAGAGAATCCGGAACCTCAGAACGGATTCAATCCGCCGGAAGACGTGGCGAGTTCGATGACACTCTCCGAAGGAGTTGACGCCTTCGGTCGGTCTTGTTGCTCTCACATAACGACGAAAGAAAGTTGACTCAAACGAGTTCAAGAAGGAGAATGGAAAAATGAAGAATAAAACTTTTAGAACATCCGCCGTCCGGATCCAACTGGGCGAACCAGGAGAAGGCTTCGAAGAAGTTCCTCAACGAGTACAACTCATGAGGACTTGTTCTTTCTTTCATGATCGTTATGGGAAAGTGGACATCACTCGAAAGATGTTCGACGAGATGAAAGCGAACTTCGAATCTAAGGTTCGAGGGATTGATCTCATGATCGATTATGCCCACGACTCAGAACGAGAGGCCGCTGGATGGATCAAAGGTCTCGAGATAGTTGAGAACCTGGAACTCGGAGAAGATCAACTCTGGGCGATCGTGGACTGGACTCCGACAGGAAGAAGAACTCTTTCAGACAAGGAGTTCGCCTACCTTTCAGCGGACTTCGATCCGGCCTATAAGGACAACGAGAATCCGACAAAAACTTTCGGGACTGTTCTCCTGGGCGCTGGACTCACGAACAGACCAGTCATAAAAAAAATGCAACCAGCGATTCAATTAAGTGAATATAGTCAGACCAATAACAAGGAGTCAAAGATGACAGAAGAACAAATGAAAGCGGCCGAAGATCAGTTGGCCAAGGTTAACACTTTAATGGCCGACATGGGAGTCGCTTCAGTCGAGGATCTTATGAAAATGATCCAGGAGTTAAAAGCAGCGAACACGGACATGACAGAGACAGCTCAACTTTCCGAAAGAAAGATCCAGCTCTCTGAGCTATTCTCGAAAGGAAAGATCACTAAGGCCCAGCACGACGCCGCGATCGAACTCAAGGGCGAAGTGTTTAATGGCTTCGTGAAACTCGCTGAGTTAAACGAAGGGATCAAGACGAAAGAAGTCGGCGGCGTTGGAGAAACTCCAAAGACTGATACGACAGATCCAGAAGACAAAGTGATCGAACTATCTGAAGCTATGGCCAAAGAAAAAAAGATCGACATCTCTTCAGCGATCAAGATCGTTCTCTCTGAGAACAAAGAGCTGAAAAACGCCTACTATAAAAAAGTGGGAACTTATAACGGCGAAGAAGAATAATCAACAACGGAACAAGGAGATATTTTTATGTCAAGCTACACTCAACCAAACGTGAAGGTTTTCACTTCAAACAGTGACTTCTCAGCTAAGCAGTATCACTTCGCAAAACTTGCAAGTGGAACAAACATCGCTCAATCTGGAGCGGCCGAGAAAGCGATCGGCGTTGTAATGAATAAACCAGCTATCAACAACGACGCTGAAGTCGCTATCCTAGGCGGCGGCGCTCTCGTTAAATTAGCGGCGACAGTGGCGGCCGGAGATTCAATCGCTTCAGACGCGAACGGCGCGGGAGTTCTTGGAGCTTCAGGCGAATGGTGTCCAGCTATTGCAATGGAAGCCGGAGTCGCTGGAGACGTGATCTCGACTTTATTGAATGGACATCAAGCAATCTAACAACAACTAGGAACAAGGAGATATTTTTATGAGTCAATTGAAAGCACTAGTGGACAAGCTTCTGACAAACGTGTCGAACGCTTACATCCCAGAAGGTTACATCTCGGAAGAAGTTCTTCCGACTCTTTCTGTTAAACAGAAGACAGGGAAAATCGGTAAGTACGGAACAAGTCATTTAAGAATTGTTAATTCTAAAATGGCCGGCCAGGGGAAAGCTCCTCGCTTTGAGCCTATCGTTCGCGAAGTGAATGACACTTACTCGATCGAGTCTCATGGCCTTGAAGGCATGGTGACAGAAGATGATTATGCAAACGTTGAAGAACCATTCGACGCTGAGAAAGATGAGACAATGGGACTCACTTCAGCGATCTGGTTAGAGAAGGAATTTTCTTTCGCTTCGACAGTGACAAACACTTCGATCATCACTCAGAACACAACTATCGTCGCTGCGACTGATAAGTTATCTGACTACACGAACTCGAAGCCGCTTGAATTGTTCCGTGATTCTCAGAACATCGTTCTGAACGGATGCGGATTCATGCCGAACAGAGCGATCATCTCTCAGTCATTGTTCAACGTTCTTAAGTACCATCCGGCCATCTTGAGAACTTTGGGTTATTCTGATAACCGCGCTGGGCAGTTATCTGTTCAGGAGATCGCTTCAGCTATGGGAGTAGACATTCTTCACGTTGGGAAAGTTTCTTTCGAAGCTGCGAAGCTTGGACAAGCTTCAGACTTCAAACAACTTTGGGGTAACGACATTGTGTTTTACTACGCTCCTCGTACGGCCGAGAAATATCAGAAGTCTCTCGGTTATTACATGACT